AGCAGCTCAAGAATGTGATTGCGATTTCACGACATCAGGTAATACAGTAATTGACCCTTTAATTTTAAAATGGTATTGGGAAGAATCAGGAAGAGTTTATGATCCTTTAGAAAAAAGAGGCTTTGATGCTAATTTATGGGTATGGAAATATCCAGAAGCAGGTAAATCTTATATAGTCGTAGCTGACGTTGCTCGAGGCGACGCTGCGGATTATTCATCGTTTCATGTTATTGAAATTGAATCAGTAGAACAATGTGCTTCTTATAAAGGAAAATTAAACCCTAAAGATTATGGTAATTTTTTAGTAGCGGTATCTACAGAATATAATGATGCTTTATTAGTTATTGAAAATTCAAATATAGGATGGGCAGCAGTTCAGCCTGCTATTGATAGAGGATATGCAAATTTATTTTATAGCAGTGCAGATTTGACAACAGTAGATGTTCAACAACAAATATCATCTGGTTATGATTTAGCAACTAAATCTAAAATGACTCCTGGGTTTTCTCAAACAACTAGAAATAGACCATTAATCATTTCTAAATTAGTAGAATATTTTAGAGACAGATCTCCAATAATACATTGTAAACGCACAATTAGCGAATTACAAAATTTTATTTGGAATAGTTCAAGGCCTGAAGCACAATATGGATATAATGATGACTTAGTAATTTCTTTAGCAATTGCATTGTGGGTTCGAGATACGGCATTAAAATTACGTCAACAAGGATTAGATTTGCAAAGAAAGACCTTAGGATTAGTAGGCAAATCATTACCTGTATATAATGCAACATCAAATTCTTCATATCAATCGCAATGGTCAATGAAAGCAGGAAAAGATACGGAAGACATATCTTGGTTACTTTAAAAAACGAGCCGTTATTAGGCCAACTATATAATTATAATAAAGAATAAAATATGTCCTTAATAGATAAATCTCTAGGAGCTAGATTAAACAGGTTATTTTCGAATAACGTTATAGTACGTCGTGTAGGCGGAAAAAAAATAAAAGTTCTCGATACTGATAAATTACAATCAGTAGGTAATTTAGAGCAGTCGAAATATGTAGATCGATTTACAAGATTACATGGTATAAAACCTAGTATATCTACATATAATAATAACTACAATTATCAAAGCTCAAGGACAGAACTTTATACGGATTATGAAATCATGGATATGGATTCTATTATATGTGCAGCATTGGACATATATTCAGACGAATCTACTAGAAAAAATGAATATGATGAAATATTAACGATTAAAAGTTCAGACGAAAATATTAAAAAAATACTTCATAATTTGTTTTATGATATTTTAAATGTTGAATTTAATTTGTGGCCGTGGATAAGAAGTATGAATAAATACGGCGATCTTTACTTGTATATGGATATTAGAGAAGATATTGGTATAGTTAACGTAACGCCTTTATCATCATATGAAGTTGTAAGAGAAGAAGGCTTAGATCCAAATAACCCATATGATGTGAAATTTTCTATCATGGGTAATAGTAACGTTAAATATAACAATTATGAAATTGCCCATTTTCGTTTACTAACAGATTCGAATTTTTTACCATATGGTAAGTCTATATTAGAAGGTGCAAGAAAAGTATGGAAGCAATTAACAATGATGGAAGATGCAATGTTAATCTCCAGAGTAATGCGCGCTCCTGAAAGACGAATCTTTAAAATAGATGTTGGAAATATACCGACCAATGAAGTTGATAATTATATGCAGCAAATCATGAATAAAATGAAAAAGCAGCCATATATCAACCAACAAACAGGAGATTATGATTTAAAGTTTAATTTAATGAATATGTTGGAGGATTATTATCTTCCAGTAAGAGGTGGACAGTCAGGCACTGAAATCGACACATTAAGCGGTATTGAATGGACGGGTATTGATGATATTGAATACTTAAAAAATAGAATGTTAGCTGGATTAAAAATTCCAAAAGCATTTTTAACATTTGATGAAGGCATTGGAGGGAAAGCATTATTAGCAGCAGAAGACGTTCGTTTCGCCAGGTCTGTTGAGCGTATACAAAGAATTGTAGTGTCTGAATTAACTAAGATAGCAGTAATACATTTGTTCGCGCAAGGTTATGATAATGAAGATTTAATTAATTTTGAAATAGGCTTAACTACTCCTTCTATTGTTTACGAGCAAGAATTAATTGCTTTATGGAAAGAAAAAATAGAACTAGCTACGTCAATTCAAGAATCTAAATTATTATCAGAAGAATGGATTTATAAAAATATATTTAAATTATCTGAAGACGAATGGTTAAGAGAAAGAAATTCAATTTTAGATGATCTTAAAAATAAATTCCGTCAAAGTCAAATCGAAGACGAAGGAAATGATCCATTATTAACTGGAGAATCTTTTGGTACTCCGCATGACATTGCAACAATGCACGTTTCCACAAAAACTACAGGACAGTCTACAGAAATGCCAGCAGGTGGTTGGGAAGGTAGCGGCAGACCTAAAAAAGGTTCATTATATGGAACTGATTCTCATTCATTAGGAAGAGATCCAATAGGTTCAAAAGGATTTAAACCAGCAATTGATATATCTGTAAAAGAAGCAAAAGTTGCAGCATCAAAATTAGGAATTACAGGATTTAATAAAAATAAACATTCAAATAAAAAGTTAATTTTAGAAAGTATTACATTAACTGAGAAAAAAGATTCAGATAAAGGTACGTATTTAGATGAAACGAACATTTCTGAATAACTTATTAGATAATGTAATAATTATTAATGATATATAATATATGTAGTACTAATACTGTATGAAAAAAATTAAACATAACAAGCTTCGAAATACAAGTATAATCTTTGAATTATTGGTAAGACAGATTACGTCTGATATCTTAAACAATAAAGATTCAAAGGCTATTGAAATTATTAAGGAGTTTTTTGCAAAAAAATCTAGCTTATCTCACGAGTTAAAGTTATATCAAACTTTGACAACTGAAAAAATTTCAAACGAGTGGAAAGCAACGCGCCTTTTAGAAGCAGTAATATCAGCTAGAAGAAAACTAAATGAAGAATCTTTAGAAAAGCAAAAGTATAATTTAATTAAAAAAATAAGAGAAAATTATAATTTAGAAGAGTTTTTCCAACATAAGGTTAGTAATTATAAAATTTTAGCTAGCGCATACAAATTATTTGAATATGCAGAAGCAGATAATCCAGTAGAGATTGTAGATTCAAAATCACATATCTTTGAACATTTAATTAGAAAGGATGATGCTACGCCTAACATTCAAAGTTTAATTGAATCTCAATTTGGAAAAGAAGATAAGGATATTAGAATTTTATCTTATAAAATTTTAGTAGAGAAATTTAATGAAAAATATAATACTCTAAATCCAAACCAAAAACAATTATTAAAATTATATATTACAAATTCCCCGGATAATCAAAACGAATTATTTGAATTTGTAATTTCTTCTGTAAAATTAATTAAAACAGACTTAGACAAAAACATTAAACGTTGTGATAATCAAGTTGTTCAAATTAAATTAACAGAAGTATCAAATTTATTAACGACAATAACTGAATCTAGAGTTATTAAAGATAATCACATACTTTCTTTATTACGTTATTTTGAATTAGTAAAAGAACTTAAAAAAGTAAATTAATATGGCCTTTAAAACTTTGTTAAAAGAAATAGAAGATAAATTTAATAAAATAAATGAATTAGATATGGAAGATACTGAATCTGAAGGTTTATTTTATATAGAAGTAGCTGTTAGAGATGCCTTAGAAGCAATGGAAGTTGCTAATGATAATTATTATATTCGTAATTCAATTAAAAATGATGTTTTGAATATGGGCGGTTCTAATTATTATCAATCTAATAATAAAGACGTAATTGAAGAATTGACTACCATCTTTAATGATTATGGAATTGAAATTATAGATTCTAATATATCTGAATTAGATGAAGCATCTACATCAGGCGGAGCAGGCGCATATTTAACTCCTAATGCTTTTGGTAAAGAAGCGCCAGAAAGCGCTATTACAGCATACGGAATGAAACGTGCACCGAAGGTTGATAAAAATATTAAATCTTTAGAAGAATCAAACTATAAAAAATTAATTTTTGAAATGTATGATATCTTAGAAGAAGGTAAGTATAATGATATAAAAAATGATCCTAGCGTAGCGCCGAAAAAGAAAGTGAACTATGCAATTGCTGAAGTATATACTAAGTTATATGAAATAGAAAATATAATTTCTAAAAACGTAAAACTTAAAACAGAAATAAACATGGATAACAGAATGTATTGGAAATCTACAAAAGAAAAATTATCCAAGCTTTCTGAGCGATTAAATAGAGTTTCGAATTATTTAAAAAACTTAAGCGCATAATAAAAACAATAAACAATATGAGAATTTCAAATAAAATATTAATCGAAGGAGACACTTTATCAATCTTCGAAGAGACAGGCACATATAATGGCTTTAAAATAGGAGATTTTGTAAAAATAGATCCTAATGCCGCTCAACAATCCGGATTAGATCCTAACAAAACATATCAAATACAAGACTTTAAAACATATGGTAAAGGCTTAACTGCTACTACTAATGTTATTTTAGATACAAATTTATATACTAGAACTAATTTTAGTCCAAATCCAAAAGGAGCTGTTGCAATTAATTATGTAACTAAGTCCTTGGAAGAAGGTTCATTTAATCCGATGAAAAGTAAAAAACTATATTTCCATGTATTAGAAGATGGCGGTTATGGTCGTATAGGACATCAAGGATATTACAACACTGAAGAAGAAGCTAAACAGAGAGCTGATGAATTATCTGATATGTTCCCTAAATCAGAGTTTTATGTTGAAGCTTATCCTAGTAAAAGAGAACCAGTTACAGTAACTATGGAAGAAGGTTCTGATAAATATGAAATGTTAGAAAATATGTCAATCGAAAATTATAAAGTAGGTGATATTCTTTCATTTAAAGATGGTGAAGATTGGAAAGTAGTTAAAGCAGGTATGAGAGCTTCTGATAACAGAGTTAGACCTGACGAAATTACTATCGCACCCCATAATCAATTAGCTAAAGATAGAAATATTAGTTTACCTATTGATATTAATTTAGATTATCTTAAAAATAATTTAAACGAAGCTAAAGAAAAGAAAGCACCGGCAGATAAAAAGAAAGCTGATAAAACTAACTACGGCAATAAAGATATGTCTGATGTAGATATGGTTAATCCATACGAGCTTAAAAAAGGAATTCGTATTGAAATGGTTG